CTGTATTAAGAAGGTCAACTGCGAGTTGACGACAGAAGGAGCTTTTTCCGATGCCAGACCCCGCAGTAATTGTTGTAAGTTCGCCAAACCTGATCCCGTGAAGCTTTGTTTGTAGTCCTTGAAAGGAGTAGTCATGATCAGCAGGTGGTGAGGGTGTTGTTACAACTTCTAAGAGGTCTTTGGCATCGACAATGCCATCAGGTGTGTACTTTTGATGGTCGTAATTACATACGGCTCGGATAGCCTCTGTATCTCCGGCCTGTAAAGCCTCTGAGGCGTCCTTGTAACCGTCTAGAAAGCCGGTGTAAACCTTGCCAGGTGGTAAGACCCCGGCGCACTCTTTTGCAGCCTCTCTACCGGCATCATCGTCATCAAAAAAGATTACGATTTTGTCGTAGTAGTTGACCCATTCGTAGTTGTTTTGAATGGCTTTTTTGGCAGCAGGTGCACCGTTGGGGATAGAGACCACGTCCCAGTTAGGCTGTGCCTCCCAGACGCTCATCGCATCCATCTCCCCTTCGACGATGACAAGCTTGGTGGTTTGCTTTGTCGTCTTGTGGCGGAAGTTCTGCATTCCGTACAAGGTCTTGACCTCGCCTTCGCAGCGAAACTCCTTGCCTTTGGTTCTTACCTTAGCCCCAGTAAGCTTTCCATCCACATCATAGTAATAGTGGCGTAGAACCTGTCCATCCTTGTAGGTTTTGAACAGCTCTGCGGTCTTTTCACTAATCTTCCGCGTAACCAATCGGGCAGCAGACCCTTGGAGTTGGACATCGGACATGGTGTGATTGTGATTGGATGTTGAGCCATCACTGCCTGTGCGGTAGTGACACTTGTGACAAAACGTGTGACCATCTGTGTACAGAGCGTTGGCATCCGAAGAACCGCAGTTATTGCAAGGCATGTGCCTTACGAACTCACTCTCTACATCAGCCACTTGATTGGAATGTTTGAGAATGAACACCAGAGGATTCCTAAACGTTCACAGTATTGAGCGTAGGTGGTTTTAGATTTCTTCGAGATAGTGTTGTAAGGAGCCTGAAAGACCATTCGTAGGTCAAGGTCAGGGTTCTGTTCCTTGACTGATTTGATCTTTCGTCTGTCTTTGCTATCCCAATACCCTTTACATTCCAGATGCACCCCGTTTGGCAGGATGAAGTCTGGCTTGTAGATGTGGGCAATGGTGTAGTCAACCTTGACGGTTTCGTATTCATACTTGACGTCAAGGTCAACCAACAGGTCAGCTACCTTTTCTTCGAGCCTGGACCTGAATGCCATCGTCAGAAGTCATCCTCCACTGCTTCCTCCTGTTGGTCGTTGATAATGTTGGGCTCGCTTTGCTTGAAGCCTTTGGTCTTGCCAAACAGCTCAGCCACGTCAGTGTCATCCATGTCACCGACATCAGTGCCAGCCTCAGACGAAACCGAGACAATCTGTACACCCACTAGCTTGAGGCTAGTTCCGTAGGTGACACCGTCCTTCAGGACGTAGGGCTTTTGGTAAAAAGCCAGTTTGACTTTGCTACCGCTGTAGACAGGAACGTTTTCATCGGTAACGAGAGTTCCTTCAGTGTCAACAATGACAGGTTTGGTTTCGTCTTTCCAAGAGAACTTGATCTTGTACTTACCTTCTGCGACCTCTTCCCACGGCTCAGGCTTAAGGGTAGAACGCTTCGGGTTCTTCAGTTTAGACTCAGCCCATGCAAGGCTTGCCGGACGATCAGTTTCAAGTTGATCAACCACGTCATCACCAACGATCGCAGAAAGACTAAACCCAAACTTGCTGGGTTTCATCACAGCTTGGTAGCCTTCGAGAACGACAGGCTCTTCAGTTTTGAAAATGGTGCGGGCCATTAGCAGAAAAAGTAGGTGGAATCAATCACTGTTGACGGTTCTAAGTCACCAATGATGGGTGGTTCTGAT